AAACAGCTGTTGACTCAATAAGATTCGCCGCTAATTGGTACGACTCAATAACAATAGGCGGAGGAGAACCAACACTTCATCCAAGATTTTTTGATATCCTTAGGTTATGTCTTGAAGAATTCGGCTCGGTTTTCATGGTAACAAACGGATCAAAGACAAGCACAATGTACCGTCTTGATGATATAATCCAAGGATGTGATTATGAAAACTTTGATGAATACGATGAACATGATGAACATGAGGACGATATTATCTTTCAAGAAGAGAAACTCTCCGTCGCTCTTTCTCAGGATTATTTCCACGATACAATAAACCAAAACGTGGTAGATCTTTGGAACGCCGTGCAAAAACCCAAGCGCATTATTACGAGATTAGGAACGTTTCCCGCGACCAAGAAAATATAATCGCCCAAGGAAGAGCTAAGAAAAACGGATACTGGAACACTAAAAATTGTGTTTGTTCTGATTTGTTCATAAAGCCTTCTGGAAATATCCATCTTTGCGGTTGCTCGGATTCTCCTAAGATTGGCAATGTTGTCTCGGGAATAGAGGCTTTCTGGCTTGATATGCTGAATACAAAAGAATATAGAGAAAGCGATTGTATCAAAGGATTGAGGAAAAACAAGGAATATAAGAAGTACAAAGAAAGTTTAAAACAAAAGGAGAGATACATTGGACGAGAATCCGTTTGAGAACTTAGAACCTGATGAAATCTATTATGTGACGCTAAACGCTTCTTATATTCAGCTGATAGCCGAAAGATCCATTCTTATGGAAGTCCATGAGCATTTTACGTTCCCAGTTCCTGGTTATCAATTCATGCCAGCTTTCAAGGCGAAGAAATGGGATGGTAAGAAACGTCTCCTGAACTTGATGAACCAGTCACTTCCGGCAGGACTCCTTTCTAATCTCAAAGCATTCGCTAAAGAGAGGAAATACAATGTCAAAGAATATCTCTTGGAGACTCCAATCCCAGAAACAGAAGTAACTCCTCCTTTAATTGAATCATTCCTGAAAGATCTTAACGTCCATGCTCATGGTCAAAAGATTGATCATCATCCTCACCAGAAGGAAGCGATTTATCATTGTATCAAACACAAGCGGGTTACCGTTTCTTCACCTACGTCCTCTGGCAAATCTTTGATCATTTATTCAATCCTTAGATGGTTCCTCAATGAGAATCAGGAAGATGGGATAAAAGTTCTTCTGATCGTTCCAACAGTTTCATTGGTTCTTCAGATGTATTCAGACTTCGAGGATTATTCATCCGAGAATTCTTTTAACGTTGAAGCGAACTGTCATAAGATATACTCAGGTCAAGAAAAAGACACAGAAAAAAGTATTATCATTTCCACCTGGCAATCAATGCAGACCATGAAACCTTCTTATTTTGAACAATTCAACATAGTTATAGCGGATGAGTGTTTAGATGGAGACACTATTATAAAAACCGCGGCAGGTCATAAAAAAATATCAGATATTTGTATAGGAGAAAAAATAATCAGCTATAATATTAATGACAATAAATTTGAAGAGGATGAAGTTGTTGATGTATATAAAAATTTAGAAATGTCAAAAAATGATGATATGTATGAGATTGAATTTGAAAATGGAAATATTTTAAAAATAACTGGAAATCATAAAATTTTAACAAAAAGAGGATATGTAAGAGCGGACGAATTAAATACAAACGATGAAATCCTTGATTGTATAAATAGTATATAAAGAAACATAAGTTCATTAACCGTATGCTATAAAAATAAAGGATTGAATCATATGAAACGAACCGCTGAACATTCTAAAAAGATTTATGAAAAGAAATCTTTGAAAACAATACAAAAATACAATGGCATTTTATTAAATTTAACATCTATATTTGTAGTAAGAAACGAATCAGGATTGTATGTTCTTTCTAACGGAAGAAAACTCAAAAGTAGCGAAATGTTGTCGGTAATAAACGGTGGTCCAATAACAAAAAAATACTTAAACGAATTATTAAGCAATGACGAAAATATAGTAAAAAAAGCAAAACAAAATATAAAAAAAGAAGTGGCAATTATTGGAGCTCAATCTTTTCATGAAAAGTCAAAAAAAGAAGGGTATCCAAAGGGAAAGAAACCTTGGAATAAAGGATTGACAGTTGAAGAAGATGAAAGAGTTAAAAATAAAACAAAAGGATTGAATAAAAATAATAATGAAAAAATGAAAAAGTTTTCTGAAGATAGAATGGGCGCAGGAAATCCTATGTTTGGTAAACATCATTCAGACGATCATAAGAAAAAACAATCAGAAGCGATGAAGGGAAAGATTTATGATGGATCTTTCACCCCAAATACAAATAATAGATTGACACATGCAAAAAAATATTTTTATGATAATAAAAAATTTAGATCTTCTTGGGAATTATTATATTATCTTTTATGTGAAAATGATTATTCTTTGGAATATGAAACGATACGAATAAAATATATAGAAAAAGACAATAAATCACATATTTATATAGTTGATTTCGTTGATCATGTTAATAAAAAATTAATAGAGATAAAGCCTCTAACTCTTTATAAAAAAGCAAAATCTAAATTTTTAGCAGCAGAAAAGTGGTGCGAACAGAACGGATACACTTTCGTTTTAGTGAATGAAATGTGGTTTTTAGAAAATCGTGAAAGAATATCTTCGTTAAATTATGACGAAGAGTTCAAAAATAAAAAATACAAGGAGTTTGGTAGATATGTTCATAAAATCGATAAAAAAAATAGAAAAACCGAATGCCGTGTATAATCTTCATATCAAAAAAAATCACAATTATGTGGCAAACGGGGTTGTTGTTTCAAATTGTCATTTGGCCGCAGCTAGCCAAATGTCAAAGATAATGGAATCATCGGTAAATGCTCATATCCGCTACGGATTCACTGGGACGTTACAAGACGCTAAATGTCATCAACTTGTTATCCTAGGACATTTTGGAGCAGAAAAAAGAGTAATAGAAACAAAAGAACTAATGGACATGGGAATAATAACCCAGTTGCTCGTTAAGTGTGTTATATTCAAATACCCTGAAGAAGAGTCCGTTAACTTAGCAAAGGTCATTAATGCAAAGAAGAGAAATGGAGGAAACGGTTATCAGACCGAGATTGATTATATCATTTCGCACAAAAGCAGGATGAACAATCTTATCGGATTAATTCTTTCCTTAAAAAATAATTCACTTGTTTTGTTTAATTTTGTTGACCGCCACGGAAAAGTTTTGTATAATAAGATGAAAGAAATGAATGAAAAGCATAAATTAGGAAAAACAATCCTTTATATCTCCGGTGAGACTGAGGCAGATATAAGAGAAGAAACCCGAGGAATAATGGAGGTGAATGATAATGTTATCTTGGTAGCCTCATATGGAACCTGTGCGACCGGGATGAATATTCGGAACATCCATAACGTTGTTTCAGCTGCTCCTTATAAAAGCAAGATAAAGATCCTCCAGGCTATAGGCCGTGGCCTTAGAAAGAATGAAAACAAAGACGGTGTTGTTTGGTATGATGTTGTTGATGATTTGTCATACAAGACAAGAAAGGGAAACCTGAAACAAAATTATGCATTGCTTCATTTCGCGGAAAGATTCAACATTTATAAAGCTGAAAAATTCGAGTTTAAAGTTATTTCAAAGAGTATTTGAGAGGTTTGGTATGGCAGATAAAAAAGATGTTGTTTATAGATTGAAAAAACGAGCCGATATCCGAAGGCAAATAAAAACAAGAAAAAGTGTTCAAGAAGGCGCGCCTGATAGACTTTCTGATTTGCTCGAAGAAGCAGCTGAGGAAATAGAGATGTTGCGTTCATGCATAAACATGGTACAATTCTAGTACAATTTTAGGAGAAGACGTGGCCAGAGTAAAAAACGAATATCTGAATAATAAACGGTTCACCCAGGCATTAGTTCAGTACAAGATTGAGAAAACAGCGGACCCGTCTGTTACTCTCAATTCTTTCTCGGATTCAGCTATCCTAGGAGAAGGAATCATCTTGATATGCAAGAACCTAGGTAGGAAGTCAAACTTTAACAACTATACTTACCTTGGAGAAATGGTAAACGATGGAATCGAAAATTGTCTTAAAGCTGCTTTGAATTTCGATCCTGCTCTTTCTTCTAATGCTTTTGGTTATTTCACGAAGGTTGCCTTTAATGCTTTCATCCGTAGAATTCAGAAAGAAAAGAAGCAAAGAGATGGTCAACTACGCCTTCTTTCCGATTCTGCTGCATTAAATGAAATTATAAGTGCCCAGTTTGATGGTGTAGGATCCGAGGAATCTCTTGACGCACAGGTCTTTGTTGATCAAATCAACTCCTTTCTCTCTGAGAACGAGAAGCTTCAGGAAGTGACCATAATTGAGCGAAAGGAACCCAAAAAGAAGAAATATGTAATCTCTCCTCTGGACCAGTTTATCAACATCGTTGGTGAGGATATCTCAGACGAAACCGGAGATACCGAAGGAGAGGATGCTTAATGACCAATAATCTGAAAAAGTTGTATCATAAATTAGCATTTTTAACAGACACTCATTTTGGTGCAGGTAACTCTAATAATCTTTTTCTTAAGCATCAAGAAAACTTTTTCAAAGAGCTTATTCCTCGTTTGGTGGCCGAAGGTGTCACCGATGTTATTCACTTTGGTGATGTTTATGATATCCGCAAACACATAAATTTCAAGACATTACGAAAGACTTATGATTTCTTCACTAACGGCTTCTTGAATTCCGGATTAACTCTTCATATTATTGTAGGCAATCATGACTCATACAACAAGAATACATTAGCAATTAATGCACCGAGAGAACTCCTTGGTTGGACTCCGTTCAAGATTTATGATACTCCTCAAGAAGTCATGATAGGTAATACGCTCTTCCTCTTTGTTCCATGGATATGCGACTCAAACAAAGAGGAAGCTTTGCACCTTCTTGATACTTCCGCAGCCGAGATTTGCTGCGGTCATTTCGACATTTCAGGCTTTTACATGCTGAAAAATGTTGTCAATCAAGGAGGATTATCATCGTCTTTGTTTTCAAAGTTCAAAAGAACATACTCTGGGCATTATCATGTTCCATCTGAATCTGATAAGATTTCTTATATTGGTTCTCCTTATGAACTTTCATGGAATGATTATGATGATCCTAAGCGTGTTATCATATACGAACCCGAAACAGACAAAGAGGAATTCCTTTATAATCAAGTAACGATCCATGAAAAAATATTCTTTTCTAAGTCTTTTTCGTTGCAAGGAAAGAATTATCGTGATAAAATACTCAAGATATACGTGGACAAGAACCAGAATTCTTATGAGTTCGACCTTTTCATGACAGAACTCGGCAAGCAAGAACCTTATTCTGTTGCTGTAATAGAGAACATTGATTTTGAAAAGATTGATGATTCACAGTCATTCGTTAGAAAGGATACGATTGAATTTCTCCAGGAGTACATCAACGAACAGAATTATGAAGAAGAGGATAAGTTCAGTTTAATATCTCTTATGTCAGATCTTTACCAGAAAGCAAAGGAAATTAAGAATGCTTAACATTAAATCAGTGACTTTCAAGAATATCCTTTCAGTCGGCAATAGACCGGTTTCTTTTGATTTTATGAATCATAAGAAGACCTTAATCGTAGGAAAAAATGGTCAAGGAAAATCAATACTTACCGAGGTCATTACATTTGCTCTTTTCGGTAAGCCGTTCAGAGATATCAAGAAGCCTCAGCTGGTAAATAACGTCAACAAGAAAGACCTTTTGGTGACAATTAATTTTTCAATAAAGGATACTGAATACAAAATCATTAGAGGAATTCATCCGGGCATTTTCGAGATTTACATTAATGATTCTCTGGTGCACCAGGACGCTTCGGTTCGTGATTACCAAACTTACCTTGAAGAAGAAATCCTTAATATGAACTACAGGACGTTCACTCAAATAGTGACGCTAGGATCCTCGAATTACATCCCTTTCATGAAAATGCCTGCTGGTCAAAAGAGAGAAATTATTGAGGACATTCTTAATATTTCCATTTTCTCAAGGATGAACGATATTCTCAAAGGTAAGATAAAAGACCATGAGGTAAGCATCCAGTTAGCGGGGAAAGAAAAGGAACTTGCGAAGAAGCAATACACATTCTTGTTTGAAAGATTCAATCAGAACAAAACAAGCACTGATGACAGGATAAAGAACAAGAAGGATTCAATCCTTTCAATCCAAAATGATATCTTTTCTCTTGAGTCTTCGGCCGCTGAAATAGAAGAGAAGGATATATATGATATCAAAGATCTTGAAGCACAAAAGAAGAAACTTGAAGCTTTCAGAATCAAGATTGAAGGTAATCTCTCAAGGACTCTTAAGGAGATTAAATTTTACGAAGAATCCGATAAATGTCTTAAGTGTAATACTGAACTAACAGAAGAACACAAGGCAAAACACATCAATATTTTGACACAAGCAAAGGACAAATTTACTCCTGCACTGGAAGAGCTTAATACTCGGATCAAAGAAATTGATGAAAAACTCCAAGTTCAACGAGAGATAAATCAGTTCAACCAGGCTGCATCAAAAAAGAAAGAAATCATCCAAGGCGAAATTAAGTCCTTGAAAATAAAGGTTTCTTATATTGAACAAGAAATCATTGACATAACAAAAGAGTCACGAGAGATTATTTCAGATGATGAAATCCAAGACCTAAAGAAAGCTGTCAAGGACGCTGATATAAGCATCCAAGAGAAGTACAAATATTTTGACGTCCTGAAGAAAGGAATTCATATCTTGAAGGATTCAGGAGCTAAAACAAAGATCATTAACTTTTACTTGCCGATGATCAATAACACGGTAAACTCATTTCTTGAGAAGTTCAATTTCAACGTTCTCTTTTCCTTTAATGAAAACTTTGACGAATCCTTTAAAGGAAGGAATATTGATTCTTATTCTTATGGCAATTTCTCGGACGGTGAAAAACTTCGTCTTGACCTGAGCATCTTGTTTGCCTTTAGAGAGATTGCAAAGAGAAAGAACTCGGCCTCTGTAAATCTCTTATTTATCGACGAAATTTTAGATTCCGGCCTCGATTTGACAGGAATCGAGGCATTCTTTGATGTTCTTTCGGATACAGGTAAGACTTCACAGGAAAATATAAACTTCGTTGTCATTTCGCACAGAGAAGGGGTGGAGACATTCTTTGATCGGACAGTCAAAGCCTCAATTAATTCGTCAGGATTTACCCAATACGAAGAAATCTCTTGACAGAGTGCCTATTTCATATTATAATAAGAAGAAAAGCAAAAAAACGTGAGGTTAAAAGAGAGTTATGAAAATTATAGATAAGCGCCATGATTATTACGACTCTGTTCTTATTTCTGATGAACCGGTTTGGATAAGAACTGAAATAGAAGAGAAAGATGGAGACATGAAGAATATCCTGGGATCTTCGTTCGTTTCGTTTTTTAAAGATCTTCAAGAGCTTGTTCCGCGTGGAGCTCCTTTCATCAAAAACGTTTCCGGAAGAAGTCATAGAAACGCGGATATCAACACAATTTTGATTTCTTTTTGCGGCGAGTTTTACGCTATGTATTCTTATAAACCGGTTCTTGATCTTGTTGACCTTCCTTCATTCGACACAATTTATGCTTCTTCGCCTTTAGAAATGGTCAAGCTTCAAAATGCTTTAGCTGTTTCTTGTAATCAGAAAAATAGATGTATAGAATTAGGCAAAGGATCTTCTTGGTTCGGTGCGCCTTTCTCAGAACCTGCTCATATAAGATTGCTTGAGTTCTTGAAAAGATACTCTGATATATCAGAAAGCATTAACCAGAAATTTGAAACTCCTGTTATTTCAATAGAGCTTGGAAGGTCTATATTTAAAGTTGAAATGAGCGGAGCAAAGATTTTTGTTAATCCGTTGTTAAGTAAATACAAATTTGAAAGGGTGATATCACCGTGGGAAGCCGCTCAAAGGATCGAACGGTATTTGAGCAATGATTTGGTAAAGGAGCCGCTGAATGATTTTAAAATGAGTGATTTGCTTAAACGAGACAGTAAAGGAATGGATAAGTGGTCCTTCAAACAGCGGGGCCCCAAGAAACGAAAGATTAAAAAAGGAGAGTAATAATGCGTCTATCAAAAGAAACTATGTCAGTTTTGTCTAACTTTACCTCAATTAATCCAAGCATCCTGGTTGATGCTGGTAAAGTCCTGAGAACAGTTGATCCGTCAAAGACAGTCCTGGCTAAGGCGGACATTCAAGAAGAATTCCCGATCGGCTTCGGTATTTACGATCTTCCGAACTTCATTCAAGTATTAAAAATGTTTGAAGGTGCTGATATTGACTTTACAGAGTCCGAGAAGTATTGTATAATAAAGTATGCTGATTCTTCAACGATTGTTCGTTATATGTTTGCCAATGCCGATACCATTGAGACTGTCAAGAAAGATATCGTCATGCCGAAAACAGAGGTTATCTTCACGTTGTCAAAGAACCAGTTCGCCGATGTTATCAAGGCTGCCACGACAATGGGATTGAATCACCTTGTCATTACGAAGAACAAAGAGGACGTTGTTAACTTGACCGTAACTGACGTTGACAATTCCCATTCTAATAACTTCAACATTGAGAACAAAGCCGAGCTTGAGATTGATTCCTTTGATATCGTTTTCGAAATGTCAAAGCTTGTCAATATCATGGGTGGTGAATACAATGTCGGTATCTCTTCAAAGAATATTTCCCACTTCCTCGGAGAGAATATTCAATACTGGGTTGCTTTGAACGTCCAGTCAAAATTCGGCAAGTAAGGAGAGGTTATTATGGCAGACATGGAAGAAGTAAAAGATGATGTGAAAGACTATTTGTGGACGGAAAAATACCGGCCACAGAAAATAGACGATTGTATACTTCCTGAAAGTATAAAAAATATGTTTCGGCAACAGCGAGACTCAGGCACTGTGCAAAATATGCTACTTTTTGGAACACACGGAACGGGTAAAAGTACAATTTCTACCGCTCTGTGCAAAGAGATAAACGCCGACCTTCTCTTTATGAACTGTTCAAAAGATAATTCGGTTGCTGATGTGCGAACAAAGATTTATTCTTTTGCTTCTTCCATGTCCCTTACAGGAAATCACCGGGTATTTCTCGGTGATGAGTTCGATTATATCTCTAAAGAGGGACAAGCTGCTCTCCGTGGAGTCATTGAACAAACGGCTAATTCTTGCCGGTTCATTTTTACTTGTAACTTTCTTTCAAAGATTATCGATCCATTGAAGTCAAGACTCATGATGATTGATTTCAAATCTCAACCTTCTGAAAAAGCTGCCTTGGCAACTCAATTCATGGATCGGTGTATGATGATCCTTGAGACTGAAGGAGTCAAGTTCAACAAGAAAGCTCTTGCATTTTTAATCCAAAAGCATTACCCTGATTTTAGAAAGTGCATTCAGGAGCTCCAAAGAGCCTTTAACTCTGTCGGAGTAATTGATGAATCTATCATGATGTCAGGAACTGGAGAGATAAAAGAATATATAAAAGCTCTCCGTGAGAAGGATTATAAAGCTGCCCGAAAGTGGATAGCCGAGACTTATACGACTCCCGAGGATTTCTTTCGTGCTCTTTATAAACACGTTTATGATATCTTTGATCCGTCGTCAATAGCCCAAGCGATTCTGACGCTTAACACGTACCAGATCCAGCATGTTTCAGCTATTGATCCAGAACTTAACATGGGTGCTATGACCGTGGAGCTCATGGGCCAGTGCAATTTTAAGTGAGGGTTTATGGAGATTCAATACGAACGAGCCTTGATTACTTTCCAACACATGATGAACGGTTGCGTCATCTGTAACACAAAGAGCGGTGAAGTGTTTTTCATGAACGAAGGTAATCTTTATCTCCTTTACAGGATTGATTTCTGCTCTTGTGGTAAAGATAATAAGGTTTGTCATAAGAAGGATTATCCGCTTTCTTACTTCATTCAAAAGTTCGGTGAAGTAGATTGATTCTTGACCGGTATGAGTCTTGAGAAATACGTTGATTGGTGGAGGACACATGATGGAACAAGGCAAACGGAAGTCTAAAGAGAAGAAAGAGACGAACGTCGAGGAAATATCTCTTTGGGATTATATCGGTATGATTACGACAAGCAAAAAGATTCCGGAGTTTGATGAGAACTTTGAAAGAGTTTATTCTCCTTTTGTTGTGAATCGGTTCTTCTCTAACCTGGGAGATTACTCAACCGTTCTTGCTAATCAGATTAACAAAACTCCAGGTTTAGGAAAGAGGGAACACTTCATTTTCCTCCATTCAGTTGTCAGAAAAGGAAAGACAAGAGGTAAATGGGAGAAGAGAAAGAAGGACGAAAAACTTGAAATTCTCTCCGAAGTGTATAAATGCTCCGTTGAAAAAGCAAAGGCTTTTGCTGATCTGATTACAGAGAAGCAAATGGAAAGTATCCAAGAAGTTCTTTATAAAGGCGGTGCTGAAAAGGCATCTAAGAAAAAACAGACAAAAAGTGAGACATCAAAATGAGTCAAGCGATTCAAGAAAGAATTAGAATGAGTATTGACGAATGGGTTAACCAAGCAATTGAAATCCTTCCGACTGATGACGAACAATTCCTTATCATCAAAGAGACTCTTGAGAGGATTGGAATTCCTTCGTTCAAAGACGGTAAAAAGAAGCTTTCCCAGTCTTGCCACATTTACCAGAAGAGAGGTAAGTTTTATATTGTTCACTTCAAGGAAATGTTCCTCATCGACGGCAAGGATGTGAATTTTTCTGAAGATGACAAACTCCGTCGGAACTTGATTGCCTTTCTTCTTCAAGAATGGGGATTTCTGAAAGTCATTAAGCCTGAAATGATCGAGGATCGGTTACCGCATTCCTCTGTTAAGGTTGTTTCATTCAAAGAAAAACCTCTTTGGACACTGAACTCGAAATACACTGTAGGTAATATCATAAAATAAGGAGATTTATTATGTGGTCAAATGTTAAGTTCGTTCCTGTTGATGGAGCAAATCCGATTCTTCCTGAGTACAAAACGAAGTATGCAGCATGTGCAGACATTAGCGCTCATTTTCATTCCGGTTTAGTAACATCCTACACAAGAAAGAACTCGAAAATTGTGCAGAGTGTTACGGACAATATCGTCATCCAGAATAATGACCGAGTTCTCATTCCTACGGGGTGGAGACCGATTATTCCTATGGGTTATCATGTTTCTATTAATCCTAGGTCGGGTCTTGCGCTGAAAAACGGACTAATCGTTATTAATTCACCCGGCACAATCGACGGTGATTACACTGATGAAATATTCATCCTTGTGTCAAACATTTCTGACATTCCTATCTTGATTGAAGAAGGTGATAGGATTGCCCAGATAGAAATCGTTAAAAACAGGACTATTGAGACTTACTTTTCAGTCGGCACAGAGAAAGAGCTTTTAGCACATAAAAACCTTTCCAATCGTTCAGGAGGTTTTGGTCATACGGGAGTTCATATTACGGACAGGGACAATCAATGAATTTAACTATTGTCGGATCTGTTTTGTTTTTATCATTTTCTTTGTCAATGTTTGCTGTTTATTTGATGGCAAAAAAATCACCCGGAGTTGCTTTTGCTATATGTGTTGCTAGTTTGCTTTTTTTTTGGATCTGTGCATCTTTCGAAAAATGAAAAATGTAAATGTCCTAATTGCGGTCATGAATATATTTTTAAAGATGGAGAGGAGAAATATGAAACAAATGAAAATTGAAGAATGGTCAATAACACAATACGAGGCTGATTTCAATCCTTATGCTCCACCTGAAGAGCAAGTCTTGAGGATCCAAGGAAAGGTTTATAACAATCCTAAATTCGAAGATGGCGAAGTGATCGTGACTTCTCCTATTGTCTTCGTTGACAAAGAGAGACAGGTCATTGTTACCAAATCTGGTTCAGAGTACGAACTTGGAGAAGCCCATCCTGATTATGAGAAAGCCTTTCCTCAAGCAAGGGAGAGAATTTTTGGATACATCATGGAGTGGGACGGTAAGGTGCATTAAAATGTAAAATAATGTAAAAAGACGTAAAAAAGTCTTAAAAAAGCTTGACGAACTCCTTTTGAAATGTTACTATTAATTATAAGAAAAAAGAGAAATAATTCAAAAGGAGATTTATCATGGCTGAGAAAAATTTGAAGATTGACAAAAATTTTAGTTTGTATGGTTTTGAATTCGACAATTCAGATTGGCCGACAGAAGTTTCTCTGATTTTAGAGGTTCCATATTCCGTTGAAGAATATGAAGCTGATATCGACAAAGAAAAGGCTATCGAAATCATTAAATTTCTGAAAGAACGATTCAAAATCTAATCAAATCTCAAATCTGATAAGGAGAGAATCATTATGAATATGCCTAAAGTAGTTAAAGAACTGAAAGAAATGGTTGAAAGAGGTTGTCAACCGTCAGTTGTTTTTAAAAATCCTATAGAAGATTTCGAGACCTGCTTGGATCCAGGCATGAGGCCCAAGTAATTGAATGCATTCCGATTGACGGCGATCTAAAGATTATCTTTGATCTTTCAAAATTCGAAGGATTTAATGACAATTTCATGAAAAAAAAAATTTATGATAAAAATGGAAACCTTGTTTGAATGCAAAAGAAGCTGGGTTTTATCCCAAAGATCACCAAGAGGAGTTATATATACATTGATGATAAAATAACGGACAATGACATTCCTTTTTTTTTCTTTCTGACTATTCGCGCCATGTTGAAGATTTTCTCGAGGCTGGCAAGAACGGTTTCAAAGGAAATTACGTTGATTGGTTAGAAGATGAAAGAACAAATTATTTATCCATCAAAACTTTTCAAAGTATTCAGCATCGGCCTTAAGATCTTAATTACTAAAAACTGATAAGGAGACTCATTATGAAAAAGACAATGACTGACCGTGTAATAGCTTACTTAATTTATAAAGGATGTGTCGAGATTCCTTCAACATCAAACAAGTACCGTAAATTCCAGCTTGGATCTGGCCAGACTGTTGGAGGAAAGCCGAGTTTTTATTTCGTCGGAAAGAAAGGCGCCTGCCGAGCCGGAAAATCTGCCTCTGATTCGTTTTCTGTTTCTGATGCTGTTCAACGATATATGTTGGCTTGGGAAGAGAAAGTTGAAAAGGATAAGAAAAACATGGAGGAGTATGGAGAATGATTGAAATGAATGAAAGAGAGTTTATCGTTAAAGTAAATCCCGTTTTGCGGGAACATAAGTGTGAATTCAAGATGGTTGATGAATTTCCAGAGAACTCCGTTTGCCGGATTTGTGGCAAGAGTATAATGGCCGATGATGTTCTTCCTGAGCCTGAGAAACTTCTTCCACTTTCTTTTGTCGGTTACTCTTCAATTGAAGGAGTTCACAATCAGAAGATGATTGACAACATTGTTGACCAAGGTTTCTCTTCAGGAGTTTACTCTTCATGGGTTGCCTTGAATAAGATCCACGGAGCTAACTTTGCGGTTCATGCCTCAGCCGAAGAGATTAAATTCGCCAGACGAACAGGATTCCTCGAAAAGGATGAAGCTTTTTATGGTTATGAAAGAGCAAAGTTAATGCTTAGTTCAACCGCAATGAGCATTCAGAATTACTATGGAGCAACAGTTACGATCTTCATGGAGCTTTTCGGTGGTTCGTATCCTCATGAAACAGTCAAGTTTAAACCGTCGGGAACCAGGGTTCAATCTGGTGTTTGGTACACTCCGTATAATGACGTTCGGTGCATTGACATAATGGTCAATGGAGAATATATTGATTATCCGGAGCTTGTAACAGTTTGTAAGGTTTTCAATCTTAGGCTTGCTCCCGAACTTGCCAGAGGTTCTCTTGAACAAATGCTTGCTTTAAATTCTGTTTTCATGGATCCTCTTTATAAAGAGTACGGACTTCCGGAAATTCCAGGTAACGAGTCCGAAGGGTTCGTCTTGCGTCCTGTTAAAGAAGGAAGACTTCATAACGGCAAGAGAGTTATCTTAAAGCACAAGAATCCGAAGTTCCAGGAGAAAGTCCGTGCTCCGAAGAAGCCAAGAGAACCGATGTCAAAGGTCATTGAGAATGCTCTTGAGGAGTCTGTTGCTTGCATTACTGAAGCTCGACTGAACAACATCCTTTCCCATGGTGATAAATTCACTCAGAAAGATTTCGGAAGACTCCAAGGATTAATAGTTCAAGACATTATGAAAGAAGAAGATGAAAATCCTGCTTTGATTGCTCTTGAGAAAGAGGATGATAAAGCCTTTAAGAAGTATCTGTCAAGAGAAGTTGCCGAGTTTTTACGACCGCGATTTGCGGGAATTATTGAAGAGGAATAGAGATCGTGAAGAGAATAAAGGATTACCAGATTGAGTTCGTCAAAGACAGCGGCGGCCAGAACACTTGTTTATTTTGTTGCTTCGGTAATCAGGATCAGGATGAATGTCCTACAATCGGATCCGGCGGAGAACTGGCTTGTAACATTGATGTGAAAAACAGCGGGTATTTTGTTATCAGAGAATCGCCAAATATTTCGCCTAAAGACGAATGGGAAATGTTCCAGGATGATGTTTACTACGGAATGTTTGCTGTTCGTCAGAAGAATGACCGACAGTTTAACTCTCCACGACTGTTCCATTTTGAGAAGAAAGAGGACGCTGAAATGTTTTTGATATATGTCCAGAGGGCGAAATAGCCTCTCAAATCCTACCAAATCCTCATTAACAGAAAAGTTGCACGGTAACAAGAGAAATGTTATTGTGCAATTTTTTGGTTTCTTGAAAATTAAAATTTATGGATAACCAAAGGGAGAAAAATAATGTCAATTAAATCAATTAAATCAATTAAATCAATTGAATCAATTGAATCAATTGAATCAATTGAATCAATTGAATTTGTAGAACCGTTAATAATTTTTAAAAATAATTTTCGTGAAAAATGGGTACATCCGGATATTGAAGAAATATCAAAAACCCTTTCGAAAGATTTAGGGACTGATTGTAATTATAGCGGTCCTCTTATGAGATTTGTTGCGGGCGATATTCAAATTGTTGCTTTATTAGATCAAGCACAATATGATTTTATAATTGAAGAAATGATGAATGGAATGAAAGGAATTAATATATCCGCAAGACAAATTTGGGCAATTGAAATGCTCCAACTTTATTTGTATGAGGATTTCTGGATGCCAGGAGGGGAGCAATTTTGTTTTTCAGATTTTGCCGAAGACTTCCCAGACTTTTTGGATTTTAAAGTTGATTGGTTCTCGCCTGATGTGAGTTTAAATTCATTAGATGGTTGGGAATTTGACACCTGACACCTGATTGTTAGCAAGAAATAAAATAAACATTTTTCTGAAAATAAATGCATTTTATTATTGACTATTCTTTGAGAATCTGTTACTATTAATTATAAAGAAAGTGAGAGAAACAACTCAGAAGGAGATATCATGATTGATCAACATAAATGTGAAGAGTGTGGAAAAGAATTTACTTCCTGTGATCATTTTGATAATGTCAGTCAGGCGGATGTTAAAGAGCAAAAGACTTGTGATGTTATCGACGGAAGCTTCCGTGAGTGGTTCCAAGTTCGGTGTCCAGAATGTAATGACGTTGTTGCTGAATTTGGTAAATGGTAAATGGTAAAATATTAACGAAGAAGCAGATAAATTTATTGAGATTCATTCCGTTGAATTATAGGAGAATTCATTATGAGAATAGAGCTTAAAGAAGTGACTGAAATTAAAGTTTACGTTCATCTTATCGACGGCACCAAGATTCATCTGTCAAGTCATTATCCTTCGTCTGACGAAAAACGATATTCTCCTACACAAGAAGAGATCCTCGACCAGCTTGATTATTTGGTCGACGGTATAAACTTACACAACTTCAACGGTAAAATAGAGGCTGATCTTCTGAAGAGTTTTGACGAACGCGGTGAGTCAATGACAAGATTCCTAAATACAATAAAAATTCCTCCTGTTTTCAATGAGGACTTTGAGAAGTACATTAAATACGTTGCTGAAACTGGTAATATAATTACTGGTAAAAGAAAGCGAGAGATTTTAAATATTATCACTTGTTGTAGGTAAAAAATTGGAGATTTGGCTGAACGGCTAAGGCACCCGGCTGTAACCCGGCGGTACTGAAAAAATGTTCGTGGTTCGAATCCACGGGTCTCCACCAATTTAAAGATAACGCCGGATTAGCTCAGTCGGTAGAGCCTCTGCCTTGTAAGCAGAATGTCCTCGGTCCGATTCCGGGATCCGGCTCCAGTAATCAATCTTACAAAGAAGAAGAAAATGAAAACATACGAAAAACTAATAAGAGAACTCAATGAGTCCAAAGATACACTAGCAAATTTGGATCTCTTCAAAGGTCTTGAAGCACAAAAACGGTTCAAGAAATTCATTAATGGATTCTCGAAAAACAATTCTCTCTTGAACAAAAAAGAGATAAAGCTTACCGACGATTCTGTTAAAATTACTGTTAAAGATATTCCGAAGTATCAGTTTTCGTACAAATATCATGATACAACAAAATCAAATGATTCTGGCAAAATATATTATGACCGAGTTTTTGATGCTATTATAGAGCAACTTGGATTTCCTTATAACAACAAAATTGATATCGGAACAAAACTCAACGGATCTATAAAGTTAAATAAAAGTGATTCAGATAATCAAGAATTCAAATACAAAGAGAAAAAATATACTCTTGTCGTCAAAGAAGAAAGAAAAGGTTTTGTTTCTGTTGAATTTAATTTTGATTTAATTTAATAACAAACATGATGAGGAGAGAATCATGGAAGAACAAGACGTCCAAGAAGTTTCCGTTAAACCAGCAGGCAAACCGACAGAATTGACAAAGAAAGAGCGAAAGAAAGCTGAAAACAAGTTTTTTAAAAACATTGATAGGATGGACAGTGATCTTCTGGGTTGCGTGAACTATCTTGTTAATGTTGAAGAATGCGGTGTTGATTTAGAGGAGATCCAAAAAGCCTGGGGAATAATTTTAGAATGTTTGTATATTGAGCATGAATTATCTCCGACATGGATTCTTTTGGGCGAGTGTATTGAATGCGACAAGAAAGCAGAAAACGAAGAAAATAATGCGGGTGGTTCAGCAACCAGCCAGGCCTCATAAGCCAGGATATAAATAGGGGCGGCACCTGTACCCGCAACCAAATATTCAAAATGCAGTTCGTCTAAGGGTAAGACTTCGCCGATTTATCGGAGACAATAGGCGCTCGATTCGCTTGCTGCATCCCGTTTTAAAAATTGTCATGAAGGAGAGATTCATGAGCCAAGAAACACAAGAACCCACCTTATTTTTCAATTTAGCATCCGTTTCAATCAAATGCCGCGAGGCGATGGTAGCCATTTCCGGCGCAAGAAAAGCAAAAGAAAAAGATATTCTTGACAAAGCGAGAAAGGAAATGACGAAGTATTCCTTTTTCTCCAAGAACATCGTACAGCCGACAGAAGAAGAGATAAAGAACTTTATCATAAAGGATGATTATCTTGCCATGGATATGTATTATGCAAAAAATGCATTCCGATCCACTTTTGATATTTGTGAAAAAATTGTTACTCTCGCCGAAGCAAAGAACATGAGTACATCCGACGGAAAGATATCTTTACCTTTGTCTGTTGCGTCAAGCATTAATTCATTTTTGGAGAAAGGAGAATAATTTGTTGAAAGATCTTAGAACACCCAAGACCGTTTATGCTGTTACGTTAGACGATCTTTGGAGAGAAAGTATTAACTTATGCGTCAAAGACGGAATTGATTATCTCGTTCGTGGAGGATCCTATGTTGGCCAGGTACGCAGGCAGCTGCAATTTTTTTACGGTGTTGTTCAGAAACCTTGGTTGCGACCTCTTGCTCCTGTTCCTCCACCTGGAATTCCTGCGTCTACGACTCTGGAGAAAATAGAGTCTTATTTTCTTCAATACTTAATGTCAGAAGAGACACAAGACAACGAAGAATACACCTACGGCTCGTTCATTTATCCTCAGCTTGATAAATGTATCGGCTTGTTGAATGATTCAGACGGACGGACTAACCAGGCTTGTATATCTGTTGGTGATAAGCTTTCCGTTTATCTCCCTGATCCGCCTTGTCTTCGGAACATTTCGTTCAAGGTAATCCCAGGTGCCGGTAAGGATTATTTCCAGATGGTCGTTTACTTCAGATCATGGGATCTTTATGCAGGTCTTCCTGAGAATGTCGGAGGACTTCAGATGTTGAAAGAGTACGTTCTTTCCCATATGGAATTTCCATGCGAAGACGGTCCTATGATTGTTTTCTCAGACGGCGCGCATATATACGAACAGTACAATGACATTATATCCTCTTTGTGTGTTCATAAGATCGAATACTCGAAAGATATTCTTGAGGAGAAGGAAAGGTTCGAGAAGGAAAACGGCGTTTAAACATTTAAGCAGATTCTAAAAATTCAAAAGGAGAGAAGATCATGAAAGAAGAAGGAACCGATTTAGCCGATCATTTGTTCAAATTTAAAAAAGTTTTACCTGAAAAACGGTGCGCCTGTTGCAAAAATACAGGAGACAAAGGATACGTTTCAACAGAATATGTTACGTTTAAATTGTGGCGGGTCATCTTTATTCTTTGTTTTATATGCGGTCCGTTGTTTATCCTCGGATGTTTTCTTGCTTACTCATACAACAATGAACTGACCAAGAACGGTTACGATATTCTTTGGTGCCCTGAATGCGGCGGTTTCTTCCTAAGTCCTTCTAAACACGAACGTAATTTTTTAGGCCAGAACACAGAACAAACATTAATGTCTGTTTGTATGAAAGATTTGAATAAAACAACTTGGAGCGAATCCGTTAAGAATAAATTAATCAATTCCGTGAACAAGTTCAGCAAGAAATCCGGTATCAGCTGGTAAAGCTTTTAGACATTTCTTTACATCATGCTTGGTCTCCTTGAAATAATTTCTTGGAGACCTTTTCTTTTTGTTGACAAAGACGTTATTTAATGTTAAAGTCTATATTATTTAATTGCAGAGAAGAGATTGAAAATTATACCACTCAGGAGAGAATATGAATCAAGAGGATTATCAGAAATTTCTTTCATCAAAAGAAATTATTTACAAAGATCACGGATTTAAAGCAAAAGACATAAATCCTCTGCTTTATGATTGGCAGCAAGATATAGTAAATTGGTCATGCAGAAAAGGAAGATCAGCATTGTTTGAAGGATGCGGATTAGGAAAAACGATCCAGCAACTTGAATTCGCAAAACAGGTTCATATTTTCACGGGCGGAAACGTTCTCATTTTTGCTCCCTTGGCAGTATCAAAGCAAACTAGACAAGAGGGTTCAAAATTCGGTTACGCCGTAAACATTGCTTCTTCAATGGATGATATAAAACCTGGGATTAATATAACAAATTACGAAAAAGTTCATAAGTTCGATCCTTCGGCTTTCTCGGGAATTGTCGTGGATGAATCCGGTATAATGAAATCATTCACAGGAAAATTCAAGACAGATATGTGCGAAAGCTGGGCAATAGTTCCTTATAAGCTTTCTTGTTCTGCTACTCCTGCACCTAATGATTATGAAGAGATAGGAAATCAAGCTGAATTTCTCGGAATCTGCACTAGATTGGAAATGCTTTCTACTTTTTTCATCAATGATACAGCGAATACCGGAACATGGAGACTAAAGAAACACGCCGAGAATGAATTCTGGCAGTGGATATGTTCATGGGCAGTAATGATTCAGTTTCCGTCAGATATCGGTTACGAGGATAAAGGATTTGTTTTACCAGGAATTAATTATATTTCTCATGTGATTCCTGCATCTGATGTTCTTGCTGGTACTCTTTTTCCTGTTGCCGCTAATACTCTTGAAGAAAGAAGAGATATAAGAAAGACCTCTCTTTCAGATAAGATCAAAATAGCAAAAGAACTTGTTGAAAACTCTGATGAACAGTGGCTAATTTGGTGCGAAATGAACGAAGAGTCTCAGAGAATTTCGAAGGAGATTAAAGAAGTTCAAGAAGTAACCGGTTCTGATTCTGACGAAGATAAAATAAACAGAATGCTAGGTTTTACTTTAGGAAAGCATAAAGCATTATGTTCAAAACCCAAGATTGCTGGCTGGGGAATGAACTGGCAGAATTGTCATAATATTATTTTTATCGGTCTTTCGGATTCTTTCGAAGCCCTTTATCAAGCTGTTCGTCGTTGTTATCGTTTCGGCCAAACAGAAATAGTAAACGTCCATATAATAACACATGAGCTTGAAGGAAACGTGGTCAAGAATATCAAGAGAAAAGAAAAACAATTCACGGAGATGGTTACTAACATGACAAAAAATGTTTCTGAAATTTCAAAGGTTGAAATCAAACAAGCGACACGAGAACGTAATGATTATATACCGAAAAAAGAAGTAAGTAAATCTGATGATTCCTGGGTTCTTTACAACGAGGATTGTATAGAGACTGTTAAACGATTCGAAGAAAATTCTATTCATTACATGCTCTTTTCTCCTCCTTTTTCTTCTCTTTTTACATACTCTAACTCAACAAGAGACATGGGTAATTGTAAAAATGAAGATGAATTTTTTAAACATTTTGATTTTCTTGTTTCAGGATTGTATCGATCTTTGATGCCCGGTCGTCTTCTTTCTTTTCATGTCATGAATCTTCCGGCTGTTATATACAAAGATGGATATATTGGAATTAAAGATCTCCGAGGTGATCTAATCAGAATATTTCAAAAAGCTGGTTTTATATTTCATTCAGAAGTTTGTATATGGAAGGACCCTTTAATCCAAGCAGTAAGAACAAAGGCATTAAATCTTCAACACAAACAAATTTCTAAGGATTCTTCAAGGTGCGGTCAAGGTCTTCCGGATTATGTTATTACGATGAGAAAGCCTGGAATTAATTCAGAGCCCGTTGCAAAAGGAAGAGGATTCGAAGAATATATCGGAGAAATGGATGAACCGGCTTTTGATAAAAATGATAATCATTCAGTGAACAAGTATTCTCATCATGTTTGGCAACGATATGCTTCTCCTGTTTGGTTCGATATCCGTCAGACAAGGACTCTGAATTACAAAATTGCTAGGGAAGGCAAAGACGAGAAGCACATTTGCCCATTACAATTAGACGTTATTGAGAGATGCTTGGATCTTTGGACGAATCCAGGTGATCTTGTTTATTCTCCTTTTGCAGGAATTGGTTCTGAAGGATGGTGCTCTTTAAGAATGAAAAGGCGTTTTGTCGGCTCTGAGTTAAAAGAATCATATTTTAATGTAGCTGTTAAAAATCTTTCCGAACTATCAGAACCGTCTTTACTTGAAACTTTTATCGAGGATTGATATGATGACTGAACCACAATATGATGGATATATGCAAACGTTCTCTGGAAGAAGAGCTTATCCACTTCTTCCAGATCTTAACCCATTCGGAATAAATTTCAATGACATTGCTCATGCCCTTTCGAATGTTTGTCGATATGCAGGACACACAAAGAATTTTTATTCTGTGGCAGAACACTCTTTGATAATGGCTAAGTTGTTTCCTAATTATAAAACTATTGCTTTACTTCATGATGCTGCGGAAGCTTTCTTAGGCGATCTTCCTAGACCAATAAAGCAAGCAATTCCAGAATTTAAAAAGATTGAAAATAATCTTTTGAATTTCATTTTCAAAAAAGCAGGAATTCCGGTCTTGAACGAAGAGAGTAAAGAGATAATAAAATTCATGGATAATGTTATGCTTGCTTTCGAAAGAAAATCGCCGCTGATAATGTACCAAGAAAATATGATTACATGGGGAAATGATATTGACAATATTAATATTTTAGATTATACTGATACAAAGGAACATATTTTTAATTGCTATAAACCCGGAGAGTCAAAGGATATTTGGCTTTTGGAATTATCAAAATGTATCAAAGGAGAGTAATCTTGCCTAAACAATATTTGTCAGTCGTAAAGTACAGAGGTTCTATTTGTTCAAAGGAGATAAACCAGGAGACTAAACAAAGAGAGTTCAAGGTCTTTAAGGATTATCCGTTTCGGTTTTTCACTCCCTCTAAAGATACCAAAGAAACAGGCTATAAGGATATCAAGGGACATCCTCTTAAGGAAATGACCGCTGATTCAATAAAAGAGTTCCAGAACAAGACGAAAGCAGTCCTTGAATACGGTCATAAGCTTTACGGCACTTCAAAGCTTGAGTATCAATATATTTACGAGGAGTTCAAGGATTCGCCTAGGAACGATCTTGTTATCCCTGGGTTCTTTGATATAGAAACAGCAAAGGATCCTGTCACAGGCTACTCCACCGCTCGGGAAGCATTAAATCCAATTATTTCAATATCATTCGTTTATAAAGACAAGATCCACTTCTGGGCGACTAAAGATCTTCCTGATTCGTTTTGTCAAGAGTTTAACATTGACTTCCATTGGTTCATGACTGAAAAAGAAATGCTTCTGGATTTCATGAAGCTTGTAAGAACTGGTGATGTTGATATTCTCTCCGGATGGAATATTGAAACTTATGATATTCCTTACACGATCAACAGGGTCTCTAACTTAGGTCTTGATCCGAATCTGTTGTCTCCTTTCAAGAAGATCCAAGAGAGGAATATCAGAGACAAGTTCGGCAATGAACAACAAACATTTAATATAATAGGGATTCAGATCCTTGATTACCTTTCTCTTTATAAAAAATTCACATACGTTACCCGTGACAATTACACATTGAATAATATTGCGTATTGTGAACTCAAGGAGACGAAAGAGGACTATTCTGAAATGATTGACCTTGATGATCTTTATGAAAGGGACTTCATTAAGTTCGCCAAGTATAACGTAAAGGACTCTTTGCTTGTTAAGAGGCTTGATGATAAACTAAAGCTGATTGACCTCTGTGTAAACATTGCTTATAAAGCAGGTGTTAACTTTCAGGATGCTTTAGGAACTGTAAAAATGTGGACGTTTTATGCTTACCGTGCATTGATGAACAATTACACAGTTCCTCCAATGGTCAACAACATTGATGATGGTGATGATTCAAGTATTATCGGTGGATATGTCAAAGATCCTCAACTCGGATTTCATTCATGGATTGTAACTTTCGACCTTGCGTCACTTTATCCACACAATCAAATGGGCGCCAATATTTCTCCTGATAAGATTTTGGAAGATGATGAACTTCCTCAGGATCTTCTTGACTTAAGGGAAAGCATTTCCAGAGCTTCTGGATTTAAGGTCGAAAATACCGTGGAAATGCTTTCACGAAAGGAGTTTGATCTTTCTCTTTTGAAAAAGTACGATGTTTGTATGACTCCTAATTTGCAATTCTTCAAAAGAGACTCTCTCGGTTTTATGCCCGCAATCCTTAAAGACATTTATAGTGAAAGATCTATAAGGAAAAAGGAAGAGCTCCGTTTAAAACAAGAGGAAGAAAATGACAAAACACTGAACCACAAAAACGAAATTTCAAGACTTCACAACATTCAGCTTGGCCTAAAAATTATGATGAATTCCGAATACGGAGCTCTTGCGAATTCGGCTTTCATCTTCTATGATTCAAGAACAGCTGAGGCGATAACATCAATTGGTCAGGTTGCTATTACCTTCATTGCGAGAAAGTTTAATGAGTATTTTGCTTCTATGGGAATAAATGAAGAGGTTGTATCCGCATCTGATACAGACTCGGTTTTTTTAAGATTTGGACCGATTGTGCGTAAATTCTTTCCTAATAAATCAAATGATGAGGTTTGTTCTCTTTTGGATAAGATTTCAGAAGAAAAAATTCAGCCATTCATCAATAAATCTTATAGTGAACTTGCGGATTATCTGAATTGTTATGCAATGGAATGGAAGATGAAGAGGGAGAAGATTGCCTCTAATACTGTTATTGTTGCTAAGAAAAGATACTTCATGGCCGTTATGGACGATGAAGGAGTCAGGATGAAAGAACCGAAGCTCAAGGTGACAGGGCTTGATGCTGTTCGGTCCTCAACTCCTGAGATTTGCCGAGAAGCTTTTAAGAAAGCTATGAAGATAATCCTGGAGAAAACTGAGGAAGACCTTCAAGAGTTCATCCTTTCTTTTGAGAAAGAGTTCAATTCAGCCCATGTTCTGGACATTGCAATGCCTCGTTCCGTTTCTGACATTGAGAAGTACCTTGACTCCCAAGGACGGATGATGAAAGGAATTCCAATTGCCGTTCGAGGATCAGTTGTATTTAATAAGAAAATCAAGGAAGTTGATCCGACATTTCCTCTGATCAAATCAGGAGACAAGGTTAAGTTCTTCTATCTGAAGCTGCCGAATACTTTTCAGTCTAATATCATTTCTTTGCCGAACCGATTGCCAGAGTCTTTGAAACTCTCGGAGTCCGTTATTGACAGGAAGACTCAATTCGAGAAAACCTTTAGACATCCTCTGATGATCATTCTGGACATTATCAAGTGGAAGCCTGAAAAAATAAATGATCTTTTGTCGTTTTTTTGATAAAAAAGTATTGCAATCACCTCTCCAAAATGTTACTATGAATTATAAGAAAGAAAGAGAGAAAACAAAAAACGAAGAGGTGACTATGAGATCTTTAAAATATTACGCAATGTCAATAATTGAACTGAAAGCTGCCCTTGATGCTCTTTATATGTCTGTTGCAAACAGTGCCGAAGAGAAAAAAGAGCTTATGATGGAAATGAACTGTTGCGAGTCCATTCTTGAAGATAAAGAAATCGGGCTTTTGATTTCACTGAGATAATAAGGAGATTATTATGAAAAATGAAATTTTAAATTGGTTCGGCATGTCTTTTCATTATACCGATTCTTTTGTTTATTGGAACGACGAAGATCCTAAAGAGACTGCAAAAAAATTACGTAAAGCTTGGGATTCTTTAGTTCATAACGAAGAAGAAGCCGATAAAATGAAAATTCTTCTTAATGCTGCCAGAATGTCCGCAATCAAAGAAATGGAGAGTGAAAATGATTTTTAAAATGTCTTATAATGAAGCAATGTTGATCCAACGAGCACAAATGGCATATTACAGACAGACAATCGGTCTTAAAGGAGTCAGGGCTATCAGGAAAGCAACAAAGCCATGTCCTGTTGACGTCCATCCTGATGAACCGATTTCAACTTCTCGGATCAACGGGCTTGTTCCTCGCGGAGGGTCTTTTGAGTCGTTGTTCATTCCGCGTAACAAGAAAAGAATCACATGGGAAGGGTATGACAACACTTCCTCAGCTTGGCATGACGCCATAAGAAAAGGACTTGTTTGAGGAGAAATCATGAATGATAAAAATGTGTTCTTTGGATCTATATCTTTGAAAAAGACTTCAGCTGATGACCTGAAATGTCTGTTCGGTAAGAAGAAAAAGACGTTGATTGTTGAACGAGTAATTGAAGGCGCAGGAAACGGAGAGACAAGAATGAGACCGACTTCACTTCGCCAGATGCCAGAGAATTACTGTATTGCTCGCTTTGATCAAGGTCAACGATGCTGGGTTATTGATCCTGATCTTGCGGCTAATACTAATCTTGTCTTTTTTGTTTTTGAGCTTCTTTTGTTGTTTCACTTAATCAAATGGGATTCAACCGGAGTTTTCCTCGAAAACACAATCAAAGACGCAATGGATTCGGCAGGTAGAAGATGAAAAAGAAACATTTACCGTTAATCCTTCTTGCACTCCATGAAGCCGAGATTTATAATTACAGGCTCTTGACTTCTGGAGAACCAGAATTTGACGATGAGGTAGTGATCAAAGGATTGTCGGATCGGATTCAAGAGTACAAAAATCTAAGAGAGGAGCTCCTTAAGGAAGCTAAATCTAATGAGCAAAAAGAACGAAAACGGAAACTCCAAGCAGGCTGAACTTGTCTGTTGCTGTAGACTTGCTGCCAAGGATTGTGATATCGTTTGTCCCAAAGGACGTAGACTAAATCCGGATCATTGTTTTAACATTCCTTATTGGGATTACAAGAACAGTAAAGATCAAAAAGCATAAATAAGACAAGAAGACATGGGGATAATGAAATGCTTCCAGAAGAATTCATATACAGAGACACAAGCGGCGTAGCCCAAGAGATTGTAATTGACAAGGATGATTATACTTTCGTTTTTGCTGGATGTTATGATCAAGCAAGGACTTTTGCTTATATACAAGGAATTCCCAAGCATCGGTTGCATTATGTTTCAGAAATAAGAAACTTAATGGGTATTTCAGGCGAAGGAAGGATGCTCTTTTGCTTTGGTTCATGGGAAAGAAACCGTGATTTTAAAAGGATAATTGAACAAGCAACAATAAGCCGGTTCAAAATAATCTTTGTTGACGACGATCATTTAAGAGAAGCCTATAATAAAAAACATGCAATCAAATAAAGACTTTATCACCGAAACAAGAAAGACTTTAACAGAAGCAAATCTTTCCGGAAAGAGATCCTCAGGCGAAAATGCCTGGGATTCTTATATCGGCAATGATCCGGATTGGGCTTCTCTTGATATCAAGGTAACAAAAGACTCGACTATCCGCGATGTTATCGGCAAAGAACTTGCACAAGTAAAACGTGGAGATAAAGTTAAACTCCTTTCTAAAGCCAAGATGCTCCAAGGCAAATCTTATGTTGCCCATGTTGAGATTAACGGAGTCAAAGGATGGCTACCTCTTTCCGTTCTCTCAAAGCCTCTTTACGGAGACCGTGTAA